AAGCTAACGAAATGAGAAAAACTGCTGCATTATTAGAAAAAATAATCGGTGAAATTCTGACATCTATACAAAAAAGACAAGATTACCTTATGACAAGGTAAAAGATATGATGGACGAGGAAACTTGGTTAAGCGCTGAAGAAGCTTTTAATTTTGGTTTTGTTGACTCTATCTCGGATGCTATAAAAGTAGCAGCCAAATATGACGTTTCTAAGTTTAAAAACATAACAGACAAGGAAATTCAAACTAAACTAAGTGTTAATTTAAAAAGTAAAAAAATGACCGAAGAATTGAAAAATTGGTTTAACGCTAAAGTTGAAGAAATTATTACTAAAGTAAAAGCTAGTAATAAGTCTGAAACTGAGGATGTTAAAGAGGTAGAGGTAAAAATAGCAGACAATGAAGAAGTTTTAAATAAACTTACATCATTTGAAGCTAAAGTTACTGAGCTAAACAATCTAACTACAGATTTAGAAGGAGAAAAAGAAACTCTGACTCAAGAAGTAGAAAGATTAAATGCTTTATTAAGCAAAGCAGATGCGAAGGGTACAGAAATTTCTACTGATGGAGACCCTGTAGTAATTGATAACAAGGTAGAAGATAAAGAAGAAAAGTTCTTCTCAGCTCTAGCAGCAAAATTAAAATAAATATAAATAAATAAATAAATAAAAAATGGCAAATATAGCACTAGACGGCTTAGGGGCAAATTATCAAGGTCAGTATGCTTCACAAATTTTATTAGAACCAATGTTTCGTTCTGATGATATTATGAGTAACTACACTGTTTACCCTAACGTAAAATATAGACAAAATTTAATGATGGCTCCTAAATTACAAGGAATCACAGCATTAAACACAGGTTGTACAGCAACTAACACTTGCGACCCAGCAGGATTTACAATAGCTCCAAAAGTAATTCAAGTAGAAAATGTTTCAGTTAAGCAAGTACAATGTTGGGATGAGTTTAAAGACCAATTTATTGTTGAGTCTTACAAATCAGGATTAAATATGCCTGACCTAACAGGAACTCAATTAGCAGATGTAATTTTAAGTAGAGTAAGAAGTGGAGTTCAATCAGATGTTGTAAGAAATATGTGGGCAGGTGATTCTACAGTTGCAGCAGGTGGCGCAACTTGTTCTTACAAATGGGCAGATGGATTATGGAAATCTTTATCAGCAGGTGGTGCGGTTAATGGAACAAGATTAAATGAAGTTGTTGCAACTAATGGTGCTGCTGCTAACTACAATACTGTAGGTGGTTCAATTTCTGCTTTAGATGCAGCTCAATTACTAACTACTGTATTTGATACTGCTCCTGCTGAACTACAACAAGTTCCTGCTTCAGAAAAAAGAATGTTTGTTACTCCTAATATCTATAATGCTTATTATGGTGCTTTAACAGCTCTTGCTCCAACAGCAGGTTCAGTTGATTTTGGACATTCAGAAGCTCAGTCAGGTGTTAATTATCCAAGACTACGTTTTAGAGGTGTAGAAATAGTTAGTATGTACGAATGGGATACTGCTTTAACAGCTTTAACTCCTGCTTTATTTGTAATGCCAAACATGACAGGTGCAGGTGCGGCTAAAAATGCTAAAAACGGATGTATCTATGCAGCTAAATCTAATTTGATTATTGGTTCTAATGTATCAGACCCTGACAATCAATTAAAAATGTTTTATGATGAGGTTTCTGATAATATGTATGTTAGAGCTAACTTTACAATGGGTTACCAATATGGTTGGAACTCTTTAGTAACAGGAGCTTCTTTAATTAAATAATTATTAACCTTAAAAATAAAACAAAATGGCAATAGATTCAGGATTATTAGTAGCTTGTGGCGATATGAACGCTGTTGGTGGTATTAGACAAATTCTTTTAACAGATTTAGATAATATTGCAACTGCTGTTCCTACAACACCAAATGTTACTCACACTCTAACGGCTCTTACATCATCAAACGCTTGGGCTAGATTTGAGTTTAAAAATGAAACTGCCGCTTTAACAATAACAGGAGCAAAAGAAAATGGTAGCACTTCTTACGAATGTGCTTTATCATTTTATCTTCCAAATTTAGATGCAGTAAGAGTTTCGGCTCTTTCTAAATTAGAAACAGCTTGCCCTGTTGCTTTAGTTGAATTTAATTCAGGTAAAATGATGGTTATTGGATGGAGTTATAAGTATGCTAATAAAGGTCAAGGTTCTACACCTTGGGACAGAAATCAAACTTATGCAAATCTAACAAGCATTGAAGGCGGAAGTGGAGCTGCTTATGCAGACGATAATGGAGTTACAGTTACTTTAACTGCAAGACAATTTGAATTACCTTTACAATATGAAGGGGCAATTACAGTTGTGTCAGGAGATTTAACAGCAACTACATCTTAATAATTATAGATAAAGCGGGGAGTTATTAAAGGCTCCCTGCTTATATCTTTTTAATATGTGTGATTGTACTGAAATAAATATATTATCTTTACCATCATACCTTAAAATATATACAGATATGTCTAAATACATAGTTAAAAAAGAATACAAAGGATTAAGAAGCACAGTAGGAAGTTTTGGTTTAGTTGATTGGGATGAGGCTAGCCAAGAGTCTTTAGCTTATCTTTATGAACAAAGAGGTTTTACATCTATAATTACTAAAATATCATCTAATGAAGAAAGCAGTATCAAAAAAACAAACAAGTCAGGTAAGAAAAACGACTAAAAAAAGCAATACATTTGAGTTTGGGGTTTTTGATTTAGCTATCCCACCAAATATTACAGAGCCTAAGAACTTAAAAGATGTTAGAACTAAATGGATTCCATTTGGTAAAGACAACTTATTTCCACAATACTTAGCAGAATTAAAAAGAAAGTCATCTACTCAAAGAAGTGTATTGGCTCAAAAAACAGTTTTTACAAGCGGTGCTAAATTTGTTTGTAGAGATGAAAGTTTAGAAAAATTTATTGAAGATGTAAATGCAGACCACGAATCATTAAGGGATGTATTTAAAAAATTAGCAGATGATTATTATACATTTGGTAATGCTTATATGGAGTGTGTTAGATATGAGGGGGGAGTAAATATTTATCACATAGATGCTACAACAGTTAGAATTGCTAAGTCTAAAAAAGAAGTATATGTTAATTCTGATTGGTGTAAATACTGGAACAATGATGAAAAAATGCACAGGCTTCCTATATATCCTAGAGTAGCTCATGGAAAATTTGTAATTCACTTTAAAGATTATGAACCAACATTTAATTTTTATGGTCTTCCTGATTATGTAGCAGCTTTAGAACATATAGCTGTAGATTATGAAATAGGTAAATGGAATCACACTAAGTTTTTAAATGGGTTTCAGCCTTCAGCTATCGTTGAGATAAATGGCGATATGGGAGAAGAAGAGGCTCAGAAAATGGTTAAAGAAGCACAAAAGAAATTTGTAGGAGAAGGAAATAATGGTAAAATATTATTTATAGTTAAAAATGGAGATACTGCTCCTGCTAATGTGCAGATAATAAAAGACGACCAAGATGGTAGTTGGTTAGACTTACAGCAAATTACAGACCAAAATATAATTACAGCCAATAGATGGCAGCCTTCGTTGTCAGGTATTGTATCAAGTGGAAAAATGAATAACACAGGTAGTGAAATTAGAATAGCTTACGACTTGGTAATGACTACTGTAATTAGAGATACTTCAGAATTACTATTAAACGGAATGAGAACAGTTCTTTTTAATGAAATGGGTTATGACCCTAAAGACTTAACAATACATTATGAACCGCCAATTTCTTATGCAAACGATATTGACATTAGAGAAGTTCTTACAATAAATGAACAAAGAAGATTAATTGACGAAGAGCTGCCTATGCTTGAAGATGGAGATATGTTTGTAGCTGATAGGGAGATTATTGTTACAGAAAAAGATAATGATGGAGATGGTAAAGTTGATGAATCAAAAGAAATAACAGTAGAACAATAAAATGGGAAATACTAGACAATATAAAACTTTAGTAACAGCGGGAGAAGTTATAAATAATACTTTTACTAATAAGAATACTGACCCCGTATTAGTTTCTAATAACACCATTGTTCTTTCAGAATTAGCTCATATTAGACCATTACTTGGAGATAAATTTTATGCTGAATTAAAACTACAAAACAATACAGACGCTTTGAGTGTTAATAATCAAATATTAATGGATTTTTACTTACAAGTAGCTGAG